TGCGATACTCTCCTTGTTCCTCAATCGCTTGATGATCCGGTAATCGATCGTCTGCTCACCGTTCGGCCCGACGGCGATCATGTCAAAGTAATTTGTAGGTAGAACCTGTCCCGGCCGGTGGATCCTATCCTCGGACTGCAGTCGCGTAATCAGCCGCCAGTAATTGCTCGTGTACAACATCGAGCTTGCGGCAACCAACGTCAACCCCATTCCGCCCGACGCAGGATTTCCTATCACAGCTGCTGGACCTTGTGGTGCTGTTCGAGGGTCTAGTAATCGCTTGGCAAAGTTCCGCTCCTCCTCTTTCTGACCACCTGCGATTCTTCCTGTAACAACTTCTGGAAGCTCTGTTCGAAACGCTTCGAGCAGTCCCTGTATTTCCAAAGTGAATCGGCCCCAGATGACACACTTGAAATCAGGGTTCTCAGAAATACGGTCGCGCATCCAAGCAACCGCAGCCTTTTCCTTTTCGTAGCCAATCCGCTGCGTGGGATCAACCGCAATACGGTCGGCCTGTTCGATGTACTCACCGTTCTCGTCGAACGGCTGAGGTTTGATTCCGCCGAGAAAACCAGACGTAATCTGCTGGAGTCGTATCGCGCGGACCGCTGCGTGTGTTGATTCACTGGCTTCGTTATCCTGTAGCCACGCGATGAACTCATCCTGCATCTGCTTGTACATCTTCCACGTATCTTTACCCATTTGTACGGTAATGATCACAGGTGGAATCTTCTTCGGTAGGTCCAAGCAGTGTTCCTTGAGACGACGTACCACGTAGGGTGCCATCTTGCGCTGAATCTGCTCAACACCTACCCACTTGATCGTCTGCTTGTCCATCCATCCACCCTTCACTCGATGGGCGGCGTCGAACTGTTTCGGGGTCTTGTATCCGAGGATGTTCGGGTTGAGAATGTATGCCTGACTATAGATCTGTCCCAGACCCTCGGTGATCGGCGTACCGTTCAGTAGGACCACTCGACCGCAGACTTTGCGGATGCGCCGCACGGCTTTCGTCTGCTGTGCCTTGAAGTTCGTCACGTAGGATGACTCGTCAATCACAAGCATCGTACGTGGCCCAACTACCGGCCCGAGCTTCTTCAGTTTCTCTTCGTTGCGAAGGAACTCGTAATTGGTAACGACGACCTTGAGTTTGTCAGGGTCGTCATTTGTGCGCCAGATTCGTATTTTGTTTCTGAACTCTGCAACCTGAAGTGACATATCAGGCCAGACATGTTTCGCCCACTCGCCAAGTTCAGGATCGAACCACACGCTGCGAATTGAACCTGGGCAGACAATCAACACGCGGTCGATTCCACCCTGCATGAACATGCACTGTGCGGCGTCGATCACCTGCTTTGTTTTCCCGAGACCCATCTCATCCGTGAGAAGTAGGTACGGGTTCTTCAGCAGTTCGTATACTCCCTCGATTTGATGGTCGTAAGGTTTGTATGCCGCATTCTTGTTGAGATATGCACGGAGCTGATCTTTATACTGCTGTTCCGTGAGATTCAACCCTGGAATATTATCAGCCACGAAACCTTCCCTTGAAGGTAGGTCCTTCCCAACCAGTTTTCCAACTAACTGAATCGTAGTGCTTGAGAGTCGCTGCTGACACGCTATCGTGCGGCCAGAAGAAATTAACGAATACTCTGAATAGGTGCATTTCTCTTCTCCTGCTCGGCGACGAGCTCTTTATATTTATCTGTGTGAGTCATACCCCATCGCCCTACCATAGCGATGGTATTCGCGAGATGATTATCATCCATATTGGAAATAAGCATCTTTAGACTCTGCGCTGTCAACCACCAGCCAGTGGGAATTTCAGCTAACCATTCTTCACGCCCCATCCTATCTGAACGGGACATACTAGAAAGCTCAGGTAGAAAACCTGTATGCTCAGCTAGATACTGAAAGTATCGGTCGCCATCTTCTTCCCACTGGCCCATGTTATACCTCGATCCATTTATCCGTGTAGAGAACCAGGATCGTATCCCAACTGAGAGCTTTCGCAGCGTACCAGATTTCATCGCCCCACGGATCCTGTTCGTACGTTTTGTTCGTAGCACGGTTGATCTGCAGAGGCTCAATCTGCCCCTGCTTTTCCAACACTTTGATCATCCTGCGTGTACTGTACCCATCCATTGCAGGATCCTGTGCGCTTACAGAGTCGATCGGTACAACTCTACTTTCCGGCTTCGGCATCTAAGTGTCTCCTACGCCCTACGGCGTACACGTAGTATACCTTAGATACGCTACGAAGCTACAGATTCTCCCTGGAATTCCGGGAACTTCCCGTTCACGGCATCCTCAGCAATCTTCTTGACTTCAGTCGAGAAGTTGTTTCTCAGGATCCAGCGCAGGAAGCCAATATTGTCTTTCATCGGCTGTCCTTTGGCCTGACCGAAGTTAAGAGATGGTACGCCGTTGACAAAAATGAACTTGAATTCCGAGTCAATCTGATTCGGGTTTCGAGGGTACAGTACCTCCGCCAATTCATTGAGAGACTTGGGGAGATCAGGCTTAGCCTTTAGCATTCCTCGAAGGGCAAGCATGGTTCCTCGGGTGTCGTTTCGGGCGTCATGAGCCCCTTCAAGGACAGCTCCGTAACCATATCTTTCAACAGCATCAGTGAGTGTTCGGGGCTCAACGATTTGCCACAAACGGAACACATCAATGATGGCAGCGGATCGCCATTCGAACTCCATCTCACTTCGTCGGAACTCCTCTTCAAGCAGAGGCAGGTCGAAACGTTTGTGGTTGAATCCGATCCAGTCGACGTCTTTGAATTTTCCATGGAGTACCTTCGCAATCTGCGCGAACGTGGGCACCTTACGAAACTTCTCACAAAGCGCGTAGGGATGTTCGACCTCAGGAAGTTTGCAGATTGCACATCCTGTTTTGATCAGTTCATCTGTGATTCCGTGGATCGCTGATGATTCCTCTGGAATTGGTATTCCCGGATCAACCATGGACCAGCCCTCCTCGAACTGGCCGTCCGGATGATAGATCTCGTAGCTGATCTGCGTGATGCGTGCAACCTTCGGATCACTGTGAGTGGCTTCGAGGTCAACGTTAACTGCCGGACGACTCAGTTCGAGTGGTAGCATTTCAAAAATCCCTGATGATCTCAGTCTTATCGCAACGTAGCCTGTCCCCGTCATCGTTTACAGCAGGCTCAAATTCGAGGACGAAGCCCTCCATTACGAGATCAAAATCACTGGAATTGATGAAGGCTTTAGCGTGGAAGAAACGCGTGCGGCCCTCTTGATCTCTTACAAATCCGTATCCCTTATTTGGGAGGAGACGAATCACTGTTCCGCGCATTCTTCCCATCCACTTTCCCTTCGAGTACTTGGATTTTTCGGTTAATGAGCCATACAGCCTTCTTGAGATCCTCGATCTCCTTGGACTTTTCCTTCAGACCAGCACGCCACAGATACTTCGTGGCGCCTCCAATGTGATAATCCCATCCCAGAGCTTCGCACACCTTGATGTGCTCGTAAGGATTATCAGCCCCGCCGTAGTGATCTGGATGATCTACTGCTTCCTTTGGAACACTTGCGAAATGTTCTGAGGGAACACCTGTGTAGTTCTTGCAATCACAGTGATCACACTCACCCCAACCACCGCTTGTCAATGCAAGGTGTTCACCCATTCGATGACCACACGCACAAATCCAATCTATCACTTGCGCTCCTACGAAATGTTCATCGTGGTCCAACCTTAGGCACCCTCTGGTGTGTTGCCTGATGGCAATTCCGCATATACAGCTCGATTCCGCCGCCGAATGATCCATTCGATGCTAGCCTGTGTCCAGTCGGAAATAGGCGCATCTTTGAGGACGTGAAGAGCGGCCTCGTATTGTTCACCTTTGTAGAGTTGGTGTGCCCACAGAACGCGGTTGATCATGGAACCCCATTCTGTATGGTCGATCCTTGCAACGTTACCACCCGGATGTGGGTAGCTACAGTCATCTGCAAACTCGAGAATGTCACTGATGAGATAGTCAGCCTCATAAGGCATCTCGATGACACGTGGATAACTCGACAGGAATGGCTTATCCAGGATTTGCAGGCACTTCCTGTACTGATATTCGTATGCGTGATAGTTGACTGAGATCTGGTTGTACCGTCCAGGCTTCATCCCTGACTGTACCGCAACGTATTCGAGGAGGAAGCCAAAGTGTACGGCATTGGCACCATAGGTGCCCCAGATTATGTCGTTCGACCTACAAAACACTGTGAGGTCCAATGAATCCCAAGTTGGGTCAACCGTGAACGTGGCGATCAGATTGCACGGCACTGCTTTTCCCGCACGAGCGAGATCGTGTTCCGAATCCCACATCTGCAGAACACACTGCCTGTCAAGAGGGTTGCTTTTCAGAAGACGGATGATTGTCTTCAGCTGATCGTGACCAAACCATTTCCGCCATCGGTGACCGTAGGCATCGTGGAGCGTGGAGCCATCATCACTGTACTCCAACATCTGCTTCGCGTAGCGCGCAACGGCACGCACGTCGTTCCGCCCGGCCAACATCCACATACTTTCGTAAAGGTGGAAGAACGGATTTGCGTCCCGTATCGGGGAGAACACGACACGCTCCATGGGCTTCGTGTACTGGGTGATCACAGGCGTAGGAGCCCGGATCACCTCTCCATTGCGTGAGTTCTGCCAGATGCCGTTGTGTCTGAGGTACATCAGACCCTCGAACAGGCCGTCGTTGGCATTCCGCACATTGAGTACGATCATACGGCCCTCCGGTAGACGCGCTTCGGCTCCTTCTTGTCTTCGAGGTAACCAGTGATCTTGCTGTATTCACAGAGCCAGTGTTCGACTTCGCGCATCTCCCACTGACGCCATTCGCTCGGCCAGTAGGCAGTATCCTGAGCGTAATCGAGCAGATTGTTCATGTGCTCGTTCATCGTGTCCTGATCCACCTTGGAGTTCCGCGAGAAGTATCCACGCGGGCTACCGTAGAGAAGACGCGACAAGCCTCGCATACAGCCGGGACCAGCGTTCGCCCAGGTCATGATATCGGGTGCATCCTTGAGTACGTCGGTCCAGCGCAGATCGCTGACAACCTCGTACGCCATGAATCCACCCATGTAGTTGATTTCCATCAACTGTTCATGGAAACCCTGGAGGCTTTTCGAGAACTTTTCCTTGGACCAGAGTTCGTCGATGTACGGAAGCGCTTCGTCGATCACCGTCAGCGCACCGTGGAGCTTGTCCATCCCAGTGATCGTCTTGATCATGTACGCACCGGTGACTACTGGCTTGACATCTTCCAGCAGAATCTCGGCCCGCTCACGATTCCACCTGCCGTTCACAAGCATGTCCTTGATAATTTCTCCGGTTTCAATACGGTTGAACCATCGAAATATCACGGTTGCTTTGATAGCGTCGAGACCGCTCACCTTGCTCCGGATGTTGTCACGGAACCAGATCGTTGTGCGGTCGTCTTCCCGGTGAACGTTGCACAGGTTGTACTTCTGAAAGACTGGCATCTCAGACCAGGGCCACGGTTCACCGGCCCTGCGCTTCTGCAGGATCATGTACCGCTCCCGCGCCAGCATGAAGTAATCTTCAATATTCTGCTTGATCATACGCTCGCCTCTTTTTCCTTGAACTCGAGAAACTCTTTCACGTCAACCCATGCCCACTTGTAATCTAACAATCTAAAGTCTACTCCGGCTGCTTCGAACCTCTTTCTCTGCGGCACGAGTTGATCCATCTTTGCGATGGTGTGCTTCGGGTTGACAGGCCGTGTGTCACCACGAATATAGCGTCGATCTTGAATGTTGCTGATGCAATCGTCGAGCGGCGTGTCCAGCTCAATGACTAGAAGGTCAGCAATTTCCATCAGCCCGATACACCGAGTCACATCCGAGCAGACGATAAGTCCCTCAAATATCACGTCGATCTTCAGGTCCAGCAGTGCAGCCTCGATCTCATCGTATACAGCGTCCAGGCCGATGATCGTATCGCACCCACCGCACAACTCTTCGTAGTGTCCAACTACGTAGAGCGGATCGCCCTCAGCACGTTCGAGGGTATAACCAATCGGCTGCTTGCGACCTTTCATGAAGTGCGGAGTCTTCTTGTCGTACAGTTTCATCACCTGTTTGACGAGGTGAGATTTCCCGGAACCTGAGGTCCCTCGAATATTAATCGCCCTCGACATCTTCTTCCTCTCCGTACTTCGCCCACAACGTGGTGAACTCTTCTAGGAACAGGTGTTTCGCTTCCCACCATCCCATGAACGGATTGTGCCCGTTGATAGCTGCTTTCTCGGCATCAGTGAGCGCCGCGTATTTCGCAGGCATTCCTGTGTGCCAGTTCTCGTCTTTGAAGCCAACCTGCGCTTCGTAGGTCACCGCGACACGATCTGCATCCTTGACTTCAGGATACAGATTACGCGGCAGGCAGAACCGATCCATGATGACGTTATTCGCTGCATCCTCAGCGTCACGGTAGCCTTGCATCTGCGGTGACTGCTTCAACCATTTTGTCACGTCGCCGAGATAGGCTTCGGTAGCGTCATGGAGCAGAGCTTGCAGAAGCGTCTGCGTATCGTCAGTGTGCCATCGCACAAGTCGCATCACGAGAATACTGTGTGATGCTATGTTGATCGGCTGGTGTAACGCTCCGCAGAATCTGTTAAAACACGCCAGATGATGGGCGA